ACGAAGAAACAGCGGTGGGTAAGTTTTGTACTGTTGTAAATTGCGAAGCTGTAAAGCTTCCAATGAAATCCCGTGCTGATAGCCTTCTATTTAGGGACGGGAAAGCCAAGTTCATTGTTGAAGTAAAGACACGCCGCAATGTGCGCCTCAAGTATCCGACATATATGATTAGTCAGGATAAGTATGCTGCACTATGCGAGTGGGAACATAAGGGGTTCACACCACTCCTTCTAGTTCAGTGGGCTGATGCTTTAGGTGTTGTTAATGTACCCGTAGAACATACTGTTTCTACTGGCGGGCGTTATGATCGCAACGACCCAAAGGATGTAGAGAGCGTTGTCCTAATAAAAGTAGAAGCCTTTCATGTTGTTGAGTAGATAACAAAGGAGCCGGGCCGTGAAAGTTATGCGAGATATGAAAGACTATGCGAAGGATTTAGGTTTGTCTTTCGCGGGCGTCGAAGAGGGCAGTAACCATACACGGGTCATGTTTACCAACAACGATAACTTTTTATACGGCATCTCCCTGAGTAGAACTAAGGACGACCCACACCGCAAGAAGATAGACAGCATGAAGCAAGCCCTACGTAGATTTTCAGAACATAGGTATGATGGACTTCCGGTGAAAAAACTATGAGCTTTGGATTTTGGTCAAGTGATAAAGAAGCCCTCGTGCGGGCTAAGTGGGTCTTGGGCTGGACCGCTTTGCAGATATCGGAACTGATTGGGTGTAGCAGGAACGCCGTCATAGGTAAGGTTTACAGGATGCGCTTAACGCGCCCCGGGGTGCTAAACAATAAACCTCCCAAGCTAGTCAAACCGAAAGAGCCTGAGCCGCCCCCGCTGGAAGAACCTACATCAAGAGTTTCATGGGACGATATAACAGTCAACGATTGCAAATGGCCCTTGGGTGATCCACTCACCGATAACTTTGCTTTCTGCGGGCAACCATCAGATAAGAAACACCCATACTGTGCGTACCACAGCAAGATAGCTTTTCAGGAGCCTAAGAAATGAGTGTTGGAACAAATCTTCTTCTTGATGCTGCTGATGCAATAAGACAGCGCGGAGCGGTATACGGTTCTGCTCGGGATAACATGCAGCGCACTGCTGCTATGTGGTCCCCGGTATTGGGGATCGAAGTTACCGGACATCAGGTCGCTATCTGTTTAATGCTTTTGAAGATCGCACGGCTTGTCGAGACACCAGACCACGCAGATAGTGTGATTGATATTGCTGGGTATGCAGCGGTTCTGCGCGAATGCCAAGACAGTATCTAAAGCATAGGGGGGACATAAGCCAATACGCCCACACCATCTGCCATACAATCGGTAATCTACTACCCCTTAATAGGCATCGTGGGGTGGTATTGGCGAGACAGGAGTTAATATATAAGCTTCGTAAAGCGGGGTTCACTTGGTACGATATATCCGCTTTGATATGCAGAGATCATAAGACTTGTATACACGCATATAAAAGACACCAGATGAGGTTACAGAATGAAGCCACAAAACAAGTTGAAAATAGTAGCGTCAGAGAAGCCCCAGCCTAAAGACTACAACGAGACTAAAGGTATTCAACGTATGATGTTTTTGCGGTCTCAATTGTTGTTGGCGGCTGTACGTTTCGTGCAGGAGGGTAAGACGAGTTCTCCGCAGGATAGGTTACGCATGGCGAGCGATATGACAGGTATACCGAGAGTAGCTATTGAAAATGGGTTGGGCAGGATAAAATGAGAAAAGAAACTACTTACAGCGACGTGAGAGCCGACGAGCTATCCAAGCGGCTGGCGCTTATGAGCCTTATCCGTGACGCCGAAGAGAGTAGGTTCCTCGCTAAGGTGAACCCTAGGTCTGCGGGTCTTATCAGCTATAACGCTTCCCGTGGTATGTCGCGTAACGCTATGTACCGTATCTGGGGTGAGCGTCTTGTCAGAGCGGTGTTAGGCTAATGGTAACTTGGTCCTACTCAGCGATATCCACTTTTAAACAATGCCCCAAGAAGTACTACCACTTGAAGGTAGCACGAGATGTTGTGGATGCGGGTAGTGCGGCCACCCAATATGGGCAGGATGTTCACAAGGCTGCGGAAGAGAACGTAAAGAACGGCACGCCGATACCGCCGCAATACTCATTCATAAACCCCGTAATTGAGTCTCTTAAGGCTATCCCCGGCGACAAGTACTGCGAGAAGAAGCTGGCGCTGAAGCGGGTTGGGTTTGGGTACGAACCCTGTGGCTTCTTTGACAACGGGGTGTGGTGGCGCGGTGTAGCAGACTTGCTTATTATTGACGGGGGTAAGGGGTTCTCCGTGGACTACAAGACCGGGAAGAACACACGGTATGCCGACACTAAGCAATTAGACTTGATTGCTGGTGCCATATTCGTTCACTATCCAGAGGTAAAGAAGATCAAATCGGCATTAGCCTACGTGGTGAGCGGCGAACTTATACGCAAGGACCACAACGCTGATGACCGTAACCTCTACTTAAGTGTATTCGACCCCGAGTTGGAAAGATTAGAAGGGGCTATGGCCTCTGGAGTTTGGAACCCGTGCAGTGGTCCGCTATGCGGCTGGTGTCCGGTGACGCAGTGTGAACATAATAGGAGAAAATAAATGCCCTACGTAAACAAGCCTAGACCCTACAAAAAAGAATACGAACAGTATGATGGCACGCCCGCCGTGAAGAAGCGTAGGGCACAGCGTAACAAAGCCCGCCGTATGCTGGAGAAGGAAGGCAAAGTTCACAAGGGTGACGGCAAGGATGTGAATCATATCAAGCCGCTGACCAAGGGGGGTAAGACCACGCTTGGCAACCTCAACGTCGAGACCGCACACGATAACAGATCATTCACCCGCAATTCAGATCGCTCTGTGAAGATCAACAGGCCGAAGAAGAAAAAGTAATGACGCAGGTTATTAGCCCTAGACATGGTCGTGCTGAATGTCTCCGCGCTGCTGGGCTAGTTAAAGCGTTACCGTATTTAAAACCTACAAACAGCAAAGCTGTACGGCGACGTATTCTATGCGCTATTGCTGAAAGAGGTCTAGTTATACGGGAACTTAACGGAACGTATAAGCCCGTATCCATAAAGTGGTTCATACCCCTACTAGAGGCTACAGGATCTGGTAGTTTTCTATGGGGTATCTTTGATTACATACGCAAGTATCGCAAGGGGCCAGTAACTATAACCCGCCCCATGATAGACTATATGCAGAAATGTGAAGCAAGACATGACCATCCTGAATAACTATAAGTGGACGGGCAAGTTCAAACCATTTGAACACCAGAAGGCTACGTCTGACTTCCTAGTATCCAACCCACACGCATTCTGCTTCAACGAGCAGGGCACGGGGAAGACCGCATCTGCCATCTGGGCGGCTGACTACCTAATGAAGCAAGGGCTTATCAAGCGAGTTCTAGTCCTATGCCCCCTGTCTATCATGCGGTCTGCATGGCAGCAGGATCTGTTCAAGTTCGCTATGCATCGTAGTGTCTCCGTGGCGCACGGTTCTGCTGGGCAGCGCGAGAAGATCCTAGCCGCGAAGTCTGAGTTCGTTATCCTTAACTTCGACGGGCTTGGTGTTATCGAAGAGGCCGTGAAGACAGCCGGGTTTGATCTTATCATCGTGGACGAGTGCAACGCCTACAAGAATGCACAGACGCGGCGTTGGAAAATAATGCGGGATCTAATAAAGCTCACGGACCCATATCTTTGGTTTATGACGGGAACCCCCGCCGCACAGTCCCCTTTGGATGCCTACGGTCTAGCTAAGCTGGTAAACCCGCTTGGTACTCCTAAGTACTATGGCATGTTTAGGGACCAAGTCATGTACAAGGTGTCAAAGTTCCGGTGGATACCTACGCCGCAAGCTGACCAAGTGGTTCATAGCGTCTTACAGCCAGCGATCCGGTTTGAACGGGACCAATGCCTAGACCTTCCAGAAGTTACTGTAGCCGAGCGCGATGCGCCTATGACCCCGCAACAGGCCAAGTACTACAAGCTCCTCAAGAGCCAGTTGCTTATTGAGGCTGACGGGGAGGAAGTTTCGGCTGTCAACGCCGCTGTTAAGATCAATAAGCTCCTACAGATATCCGGTGGTGCGGTCTATACGGATACAGGCGAGACACTGGAGTTTGATGTAAGCAATCGACTTACAGCAGTCCAAGAGGTAATCGAAGAAGCCTCGCATAAAACCCTCGTCTTTGTTCCCTTCAACCACACAATAAAATTGCTTCAGGACCACCTCATCAAGAATCACATCTCTTGTGATGTGATTAACGGTGGAGTCTCTATGAACCAGAGAAGCGAGATCATCCAGAGGTTTCAGACCGAAGCAGAGCCTAAGGTCCTGCTCATCCAGCCCCAAGCTGCATCACACGGTATCACGCTGACCGCTGCAAACAACATCATCTGGTATGCCCCTGTAACCTCTGTCGAAACTTATTTGCAAGCGAATGCACGTATCAACAGGCCCGGGCAAGTCAATAGGATGTTGATAACCCATATATGTGGTAGCGAAGTAGAGGCTCGCCTCTACAGGATGTTGCAGACAAACATAACCAACCATGCAAAAATAGTTGATCTTTATCGTCAGGAGCTGACGGAAGTAGCTTGACACTGTCAAAATAAGGGTTAAGTTAAGCCCACAACAGGAGCAACCATGACAAAAGTATTTTTTAATAGGCACGATGTTCTCGTAGTTGCCAAAAGACTTGTTGATATGGTGAAAAATGCAGAAACTATTTGCGGGGCTAGTGCAAAACCGGACATAGAATACAGCATTAGAAACGCTGAAGAGGTTGTGATAGAAGCGGGACGCAAACTCATAAAACCATCCGATAGGTTAGTACCAATACCCACAGAGAAGGATGCACTGCAAATAGCAGAGCATGTGAGACGGTGTCCGGGTATGGGAAACAAAAGCGCCGCGATTATAGCGGATGAAGTCATACGGTACTTTAAAGACTTATAACCAAGGAGCAATCACGATGGACGAACAATTCGAACTGGCGCTAGATGCGCCAGAGGAAAAAACTCCCACTAACGAGATCGTACGTAAGTACCTTAAGCTCAGGAACCAGATTGCTGCGCTTGAGAAAAAGCACGAAGAGGAACTAGAACCTCTCGAAGCGGCATTCAACAATGCAAGTGCCGAACTTCTCGAAGTATGCAACCAGCAGAACGCTGATAGCATCCGGACACCGGAAGGCACGGTATCCCGTAGGGTACAGAGCCGGTACTGGACTTCAGACTGGCCGCGTATGTACGAGTTCATCAAGAATAACGATGCTCCGTTCCTTCTGGAACAGCGTATCCACAACACCAATATGAAGCAATTTCTTTCAGACCACCCAGACGATCTGCCCATTGGACTTCAAGCAGACCGTAAGTACGTTGTTCAAGTCCGTAAACCCTCCTCAAATAAGGAAACACTATGAGTGAAGTTATCAAGTTCAAGCAAGCTGGTGCCGTAGTAAATACCAGTGGCCGCGAACTCAGTCCGTTGGCGAAGTCCATGTCATCCGTCATGACATCTCGGCGTCTTCAGACCAATACAAACGGTACGTTCAAGCGTATCGTTAATGGCGAACAGGTTGGCGATGCGGTACGTGGATCGGTAGACGTTATCATTATCAACGCGCTGCCTAAGGTGTCTCGTATCTTCTACAAGAATAAGTATGATCCTGATGCGGTGGCTACGCTGCCGGATTGCTGGTCTAACCTTGGAGACAAGCCGGAAGCTGCAAGTGCCAATCCTCAGAGCAGCAACTGCCTTGACTGCAACCAGAACGTCAAAGGATCTGGTGGCGGGGATCGTCGTGCGTGCCGGTTCCAGCGCCGCATTGCGGTTCTTCTGGAAGGTGATACGTCTGGTGATATCTACCAGTTCAACATCCCGTCCAAGTCCCTATTTGGTAAGGGTGTCGGCAACGTGCATCCGTTCGAGAGCTACGTGAAGTATCTGTCGAACAACCATATGTCTATCGACGCTGTTGTTACCAACGTTAGCTACGACCTGAATGCAGATACGATGGAGCTTCAGTTTGCTCCGCTGCGGGAAGTAAGTGACGATGAGTATTCCATGGTTCAGGCGGCACAGACCAAACCGGAATCTTCCTCGTACACCAAGCTTACTGTGGCTGCGGTAGACGGAGTTACTAAGCAGCCGGAGGCCCCCAAGCCTAAGATGCAGCGTAGCGAAGAGCCGGAAGACGATGAAGAGCCTAAAGAGCCGCTAAAGCGCAGCAAGAAGACTGGTACATCGCCTGTATCTAAACAGGATATGAGTTCTATCTTGGATGATTGGAAGAACAGCTAATGATTGGTTATAGCACGGGGCTAGTGAAGAAGAACAAAGATGCCGATGGCAAACTGCTTGGGGTAAAACTCGGGCGGCACTGCATCAAGGAAGGTATCCCTGTTATAGATATCGCTAGGAAGTTAGGGGTTAGCAGACAGACTATATACAACTGGTTCATCGGTAAGGGTAATCCAACCGAAGACCAGATGGGTAAGCTGTAAACCTACAGTCTCTGTGCCCCCATACCTTTCATTAGTCTTTTAGTAAGATGATATCCTATGCCCGATTTTGATCTCCTCAATGCAGTCCAACCAGACGAGGGGTGGTTCTGCGTTGTGGGGATCAAGGGCGGCAAAGTTAAGCAGAGTTTCCACGAGACCCGTGCGGAATTAGATACCGCCACACAGCGTCTTCTAAGGAATAAGTACGACGTTTACTTCGGCTTAGCGAAGTACAAGGAGCCTACAAATAGGACAAAGAACAACGTCGCAGGGTTGAAAGCCTTATGGCTTGATATCGACTGCGGACCTTCCAAGGGAGCAGTAAATGAAAAGACTGGAAAGCCTCAGGGCTATCTTGATAAGGAAACTGGAGCAAAAGCTCTGCACGCCTTTTGTGTGTCTAATGGTATACCCCTTCCTATTCTGGTTGATAGTGGTCGCGGCTTACATGCATACTGGTCGCTAACTACAGAGATAACCCGTGAGGAATGGGAGACTGTAGCGGAAGCACTCCGGAAGAAGTGCGTTGAGAACGACCTATACGTAGACCCTGCTGTGTTTGAGGTTGCGCGCATACTGCGTATACCCGGCACGTTGAACTTCAAGGATACCCCGCCGACAGAAGTTTCCGTACTTATGGAAGCGGAACCCATCAGTTTAGAAGATTTTAGGGGTAAACTGGGGGTCAAGACGACTGCTGTGGCCTTGCTGAGTACCGAACGTAGGGCATTATCCCCGCTCATGGAGCTTATGCGGGACAACGAAATCAGCCTTTTCTCCAAGATCATGCAGCGGGAACCGGGCTGCAACCAACTTAAACATTGCTATATCAACCGTGCCACCCTGCCCGAACCGCTATGGTTCGCAGCTTTAGGGGTCGCCAAAAAATGTGAGGACGCCAATGAAGCCATACATAAACTTTCAGGGGGACATCCAGACTATGACCCCGGGACCGTTGAGCAGAAAATACGTCACATTGTTGGTCCAACAACGTGCAAGTTTTTTGAGCAACTTAACCCAAGTGGTTGTGATGGGTGCCCCCACAAGGGAAAATTTGGAAGCCCTATCGCTCTTGGGCGGGAACTCGCGTGCCCTTCTTCTGAAGCTGGTGGAAGTGGTGGAGGAATACGAGGCGAGGGTGGCGAATATGCGGGTGGGGAAGAAGACGAAGAAAGCGAAAACTACATCCCGGAATACCCGCCCCCGTTCATCAAAGGTAACAACGGCGCAATCTATATCCAGAACAAACAAGTCCTCTACAAGAACGGTGAAGAAAAATCTGCGGCGGACATAGAGGTCGTCTATGAGTATCCGCTATACGTAGTGAAGCGTATGCGCGACCCCGATGTAGGTAACGTTATCGTACTTAAGCTCCGCCTACCTAAGGACGGCATAAAACAATTCATCGTTCCTACCAGATGCATAGCAAATAAGGAGGCCCTGTGTGGCGAGCTAGCCATGCACGATATCCTATGCGATGACGGTAAGTTCTTGCGGCTTAGACAGTTTATTATCCTATCAATTAAAAACCTACAGTGTGAAAAGAAAGCGGAAAATATGCGTATGCAATTTGGTTGGGCTGATAATTTCAGCAAGATAATTGTTGGCGATAGGGAAATATCCAAGGATGGGACGTTCCATAGCCCCCCGTCAGCAGCCACATCGGACCTATCGCCGCTCATGATACCCATGGGTACGCTGGAAAAGTGGAAAGAAGTCTTTAATCTATATGGCCGGGAGAGCCTAGAACCCCATGCATTCGGTGCGCTTACAGCTTTCGGTTCTCCGCTTTTTGGCTTTCTTGGTCAGAGTGGGGCACTTATTAACCTAATCAATTCTGAGTCCGGTCAGGGCAAGAGTACAATCCAGTTCATGTGCAACAGCGTGTACGGGCACCCTAAGAAGCTTAGTCTGGTTGGTAAGGACACTGTGAATACCATCATCCATAAGATGGGTGTGTTTGGCACG